GTGTGGCGCTGATTGGCAATTCTGCCGCTCGCGTAATTTTTCGAGCAGGACAGAGCGGCGTCACTTGGTTTGACGGCACGCTGACAGGCGCATTCCGCTGCGGTTGGGGAGATTCCATCACGGCAGAATCTTCAAACGGCATTTATTTCCGCGTGCAAAACGGACAAGCGATTGACTTTGTGACCCGCACAGGGGGCACAGAAACCTTGACGTCAACGGGAGTTTCTTTTGCTACAAACACGTTTCGCGCGTTGGAAATTCTCATCAACGCAGCCGGGACACAAGTAATTGCCAAAATTGACGGCAACACGGTTGCTACTCACACAACCAACATCCCAACCGCTCGGGTCTTTTTCTTTGCTCACATCAACCGCACTGCCGCGATTGGCACGGCGGTTGTCGCAAACATTGACTTCGTGTATTCGCGAATTACGCCAAACACGCCTTTCTTTGCATGACTCAACTCATTGACTTGATCGCCCAGCAGGCAGCCGCGCAGGGGCTTAGCATGGCGCTGACGCTCGCGGCGGTGTGGCACCTGCACGGCAAAATCAAAGAATGCGAAGCCGACCGCAAGGCGCTTTGGGAGCGGCTTTTGCAACACAACGAAAACCATGAAACAGATATTTAAAAACTACGTGAAGCAGCCTTCGACCTGGCTGGGACTTGCAAAGCTCGGGGCTGCGATGGGGTTTTACTCGGCGGGACTCGGTGGCGAACTTGGTTCTGCAATCGTCGCGATTTTTGGCGTCGTTGATGTCATCCGCAACGAGCGCAAATGACTTTGAACGCTGGCAATGTCTCGCTGCTGCTCTCGCTCTTGTCCACCGTGGCACCGGGGACGTGGGCGATTGTCGCGGGCGTTGGCGGCATCGCGATTGGCTTTTTTGGTAAACGACTCCTGAAGAAAAATGACTGTCCTACCTGTTCCAGTAATTCCAAGCCTTCAAGCCCGTTACCTCGGCGCGACCCCGCCAGCCGGATTACAAGTCCTAGCCGCCGTAAAAAGAGTGCTCCCCCCAGCGGCAAGTGAGGGCGTCGGGCTGCCGCCTGACAAAATCAGCCCGTACAGCGGCATTTACGACAAGGACGGCAAACTGCCGCGAGTGCCGGGCCCGGGCAGCACGTTTCTCGCTCGGGTATGACATCCGAGCAAAAACAAGCCTACCTCGAGCGCATCGCCGCCGAAATCGGCGAGCATTTTGATTGTGTCCAGGTGCTGGCACACGATTCAGACACGGACTCGTACGAAACCTTTGAGGCCGGTTCCGGCAGTTTGTTTGCCAGGATGTACCAGGCTTTAAGATGGAGCGAAGGCGCACCGTCGGAAATCGTGACCGAGGAGGAGGAAGATGAATCTTAGCCAGCGCGGCATTGAGGCAATTATTGACTGGGAAACGAGCGGAGAACGCTATTACAAGCGCAACCCAATTTGGCCGAAAGAAAGCAGCGGCATTACTATTGGGGTGGGCTGGGACTTAGGCCACACACCAGCGACCGAAACCGCTAGGGCATGGACCCCACATCTCGACGCTGCCACCGTTGCCGCGCTGGTCGGAGTTTCTGGGCACAAAGGAGAAGCGGCAAAAGCTCGACTTCCGCACGTCCGTCACTTGGTGGTTCCGTGGGGGGCTGCGCTTACGGTTTTTGATAATGTCACGTTGCCGACTTGGTATTTAAGGACGCTGAGGATCTACCCTCAACTGGTGGACCTGCCGGGCGACTGCGCTGCGGCGCTTGTCTCGCTGGTTTTCAACCGTGGTCCGAGCCTGACCGGCGACCGGCGGCGGGAAATGCTGCGGATTCAGGAACTTCTTCGCGTTGGCGAACCGCAGCACATTCCCAAGCAGATCCGAGCCATGAAACGGCTCTGGACGGAGTCTGGGGGGCTGCGGCGGAGGCGGGACGAGGAGGCGCAGTTGTTTGAGTCTGGACTAATGCCGAAAGGCGAATAATTACCGGCGAGCGCACCGGGTGCCGTATGGTGGGCGGGGAGATCCCGTCACGGGTTTGTATGTTGCCCCATGAAACAAAGGCACTTGCGCAGGAGCCGGTAAACTCAGGGTAGACACCCAAGCGGGCTTTGCTAGTGTGCTGGCATGGACCCAGTAAACCATCCACCGCACTACACTTCGCACCCATCGGGCGTGGAGTGCATCCAAGTGACCGAGCACTTTAATTTCTGCATCGGCAACGCAATCAAGTACCTCTGGCGCGCCGGGCGCAAGGGGGGATATTTGGAGGACTTACGCAAAGCAGCTTGGTATATCAACCGAGAAATCAGCCGTTTAGAACGCAATGAGCACTGAAAAAACACTCCGAGAGCACTGCCGGGAAATTGGCAAGCTCGGCGGCGCAGCAAAATCCGAAAAAAAAGCAGAGGCTGCGCGCAGGAATGCCAAGCGTCCTAGACCTAAAGCGCGAGAACGGAACGCTTTGTTACGCGAGTTCGGTGACTTGCAAAATAATTTAAAAAACAGCTAGCCAAGCGTGCTTTGTTAGCTAGGATGGACGCCATGAAAGCAACCTACACAGTGACGTTACCAGACGGGACAAAATCGACTCGCAAAAGCTCTCGCGTATACACATACGCAGTGGCGATTTTTTCAAGACCTTGGATTACTTCTGAAGAGGCTTTTGGAGATTTAAAGTGGAGTGTTGTCGGGTTTGCAGCAAGTCAAGCACACGCTGAAAAAACAACTTCTCGCTATAAAAAATGGAAATCAGTGCAACAGATTGTGGTGCTTCCAGTAGCAGCCTAGGCCGAAACGCCCTCCGGGGCGTCCGACCCGTAATGCGGGCGCTGACGAGGCCGTCAGAGTGAGACAACCAACCGAGACAACCAACCGAATAACTACCATGACAACGACACCCGCTCCCGCCCGCAAAATTTCCGCACGCTGGCACATATTCGATGCCGTCCACGGCTACGCGACGATTCAGCCGCATACCATTCGTTACTACCGCAACGCTCGGCACCCTTACGGTTGGCAGGTCGGTTTTACCTGCAAAATCCGCCGCATCGACGGCAGCCTTGCCGACGGAAATTACGGCGCGCTCGGCATAACTCGCAATGCCGCCATGTCCAACGCGTTACCGCGACGCTAGCATGTTCCCGCTGAGCGTCCGCACGGCGGGCGTTCCGGGGAGCAAGCAAGCTTTAACAACAACCAACCAAAATGAGCACATCACACTACAGCCGCCCGTACCGGGCAACACCGCCGCCGCCGAACACTCGGCGATTCACTGCCGCCAAACTCAGCACCATCGGAACTCTCCTGATTGTTGATGTCCTAGCATTTGGCGGCGCTGAAGACCTCCGCGTAGCAACAACCTTTGCAGTGCTGGCAATCATCAACTGCTGGGTCCTCGCAAAATACGTATGAGCTACACGATGAACGGCAAGCCGCTGTGGTGCCGCCCGGCACGCACGCGGGGAGGTGAAGCGGCGCGCGACATTGACACCGACGAAGTCGCCGCGGAACAGCTGGGGATTCTGGCAGAAGCAGCGCAGCTGGTGGCTGACGGGATCCGCGCCGGACTGGTTTATCGTCCCGCCGCGGTGGATGACCCTACCGGCAAACTCCGAATGGATCGCCCGAACAACGTCTGGAGCCGCTGCGACACTTGCCATCAACAATTCCAGCGCGGCAAAAAGAGCAAGCTGACGACGTGTTTTTCCTGCCGCCTACCAGCGGCAACGTGCAAGGGTTGCGGTAAACAATTTCAGCCTCAACGCAGGAGCCAACTCCTGTGCGGCAAAGCCTGCGTTGGACTGGCGCTAACTGCAGCGGCAACCGAGCGCAATAAGGACCGCGCAACGGTCCCCTGCGTCATTTGCGGCGCGCAGCATCTAATCCGTTTTGCAGGCGGAAAAATGGCAGTCACCTGCGGGCGGCAATGCGCGCAACAGCATGTGGCAAAGATCAACAGAGACAAACAACAGAGACAAACCAAATGAACATTCGACACTCATCCCTTCCAAAACTGGCACTTTGCGGCCAGTACGAAGGCGCACCAGGCACAAGTCCCGCAGCAGAACGCGGCACAAAGCTCGACGCGGCATTCAGGCACGCATGGACGACTGGCGAGTTCCCAGACTGGGAGCTGGCTGAGGAGGACGCCGATGCGATTCGCTGGGCGATTAACCAGTGCATCCGCCTGGGCGGCGGCGCTGACGGGCTCACGACCGAGGAGGACAAATGCCGGATCCTGACCGGTGGCTTTGAGCACCGGGGCACCGCTGACGGCGTGGCGGTTCGTGGCCGGTGGTTGGTGGACCTTAAGTCGGGGCAGATCTACGATTATCGTGCACAGATGGCCGCCTATGCACTCGGGCTGATGCAACAACATTTCGAGCAGGAGTGGGACACGCATTTGCTGTTCTGTGACCAGCGGCAGGTCGTCACCCACCACTGGACCTACGCCACCGCGAGCGAGCTGGTGCGCACGGTGCTGGCCAACGTCGGCACGCCGCCCAAGGAAAACGACTATTGCGGCTGGTGCGCGAAGTCCCTGACCTGTGGGGCTCGCGTCAAATCCATGACCGGCGCACTGGTCCCGGTGCAGTCCGAGATCACGCCCGACAACGACGGGTTTTTGACGCTGCTCAACGACCCCGAGCGGCTCGGGCGTTTTCTGGCTCAGTGCGCGACGCTAGACGACTTCCGAGACGCAGCCAAAGCCAAAGCTCGCGAACTTCTCGAAGCAGGGCAACCAGTGCACGGATGGAGGCTGCAAAAGGCTCGCGTCACTGAGTTCGTGGACGCCGGGCACATAGCGCACGCAGTGCAGCTAGGGCAGATCGGTGCTACTGACGCAATTCTGGCGGGAGGTGCTTTGAGTGCCAAAAAAGCCGAGGCGCTCTGGAGTGCGGCAGGTGCAGTTATGCCGGAAAGCATCGTAGCCAGAAAGATCGGGCAGCAACCTCTAGTGCAGGCCAAATGAACTACGACGACTACATCATCTCAAAACAGAAGACAGTGAAAGACGCGGGCTTTGAGCCTTTGCCGATCATTGCACCTCTTTTTGACTGGCAAGCGCACATTGTGCAGTGGGCAGTTAGAAAAGGCCGGTGCGCACTGTTTGAAGACTGCGGGCTTGGAAAGACGATTCAACAGCTTGAATGGGCGTCTCAAATACTTAGGTACACTGGCAAAAGTGTTTTGATTTTGACACCGCTTTCAGTCGCGGAGCAGACCAGCGCCGAAGGAAAACGATTTGGCATTAAAGCGCACGTTGTTGAATCTCAGTCGGAAATCGCACGCCCAGGAATCTGGATTACGAATTACGAAAAGCTCGAAAAGTTTGACGCTGCATCTTTTGCGGGCGTCGTTCTTGACGAATCATCAATCCTGAAAAACTACACTGGCAAGACGCGAATTGCGCTGACTCAGGCATTTGCAGACACGCCGTATCGGTTGGCCTGCACAGCAACTCCAGCTCCCAACGACTACATGGAGTTCGGGCAGCATTGCGAGTTTTTGGGTGTCATGCCATCCAACGAGATGCTCTGCCGCTGGTTCATTAACGACACGATGAACTTTGGAAGTTACCGGCTGAAAGGTCACGCCGAAGGTGACTTTTGGGATTGGGTGGGAACCTGGGCAGCTTGCGTTTCTAACCCGGCAGACATTGGTTTTGACGGCGCAAAATACATCCTGCCAAAACTCAACCTAAAGCAGGTCGTTGTAGACGTTGACGATGTAGAGGGTGCCACTGAAGGCGACCTGTTTCGCATTCCAGAACTGAACGCGACAACGATTCACAAAGAAATGCGCATCTCTTGCGCGGCAAGGGTGCAAGCCATCGCTGAAATGGCAAACGCGTCAAACGAGTCGTGGATTGTTTGGTGCAATACCAATTACGAAAGCGACGCGCTGAAGCTGGCGATTGAAGACGCAGTCGAGGTGCGAGGATCAGACACAAACGCGTCTAAGCTGATAAAAATCCAAGCATTTAAGGAACGCGAGGCAAAGGTCATCATCTCAAAACCTTCGATTTGCGGATTCGGAATGAACTGGCAACACTGCCGAAATGTGGCGTTTGTAGGGCTTTCCTACTCATTTGAGGACTTTTATCAAGCGCTGCGTCGAAGCTACCGATTTGGTCAGACCCAAGAGGTCAACGCCTACATCATCAGCGGCAAAAACGAACAGAAGATCATATCAACGGTGGCAGAGAAGATTGAAGCACACCGTAAAATGCAGGAGCGAATGAAGTTAGCGTCAGTTGCGTTGAGGAACGCACCAGAGAAACAGTTAAAAATGAACATTGAAACACCAAAAACAGAAGGCAATGGGTACACGCTTTACAACGGCGATTGTGTCAGAGTTGCAACGCAACTTGAATCCGAGTCGATTGACTTTTCAATTTATTCGCCACCTTTTGCCAACCTCTACATTTACAGCGACGATGTGCAAGACATGGGCAACTGCAAGGACGACGATGAGTTTTTCAAACAGTATCGTTTCCTCATTGCCGAAAAGCTGCGGATCACAAAGCCAGGGTGTCTTTCCGCAGTGCATTGCAAAAACCTCGTCAATTATGCAGGTCGCGACGGGATGGCCGGAATGCGGGACTTTAGGGGCGAGATCATCCGAGCGCACACGGAACTTGGATGGGCGTACCATTGCGAAATTACAATTTGGAAAGACCCAGTGATTGAGATGCAGCGGACTAAAGCTCAGGGGCTGCTTTACAAGCAACTTCGCGCAAACTCCAAGTTTACCCGCATGGGCATGGCAGAGTACCTGATTCTCTTTCGCAAGTGGGGTGAGCGCATGAACCAAAATCCGGTGACTCACACAAAAGACGATTTTCCGCTCGACCAGTGGCAACAATGGGCATCTCCAGTCTGGATGGATATTAACCAGACTCGAGTGCTCAACAATCGCATCGCACGCGACGCTGCCGACGAAAAACACATTTGCCCGCTTCAATTGGACGTGATTGAGCGAGCCATCACTCTTTGGAGCAACCCTGGCGATTTGGTTTATTCTCCGTTCACCGGCATCGGATCAGAAGGCGTTGGCGCTTTGACATTAGGCCGGAAATTTGTCGGATCAGAATTGAAGGAAAAATACGCGCAACAGGCGCTTGCCAACCTTAACAACATCGAAGCTCAACCGGTCCTTTTTTAATGAAAATACACATCCAACAACACGACTTAAACGCAGTGCTCGAACGCGCTCGCCGCATCTGCGGCGGGCAGCTGCCGGTGACAAGCAACGTCCTTTTTGTGGCAGAGCGCGACACACTGACGCTGCTTTCCAACAACCTGCAAGAATCGCTTACCGAATCCGTCCCGGCGACGATTGAGATGCCGGGCCGCCTAGGGCTACCGGCGCGCAAACTTGCCGCCATTGTCGCCACGCTCCCGGCGGGGCTGGTGACCATCGAGTCCGACGCCAAACACACGGCATTCATCACGGCGGGCGCGTCTCGGATCAAACTCATGGGACTGAACGCCGCAGAGTTTCCAATCGTTCACCGTGCTGCGGCAGACATGACCGTGACCAGCGTGGATCTCGACACGCTGCAGGGTGTGCTGCGGCGATGTGCGCCTGCAATGTCAGACGACGAGACGCGGTGGGTGCTCTGCTCAACGCTGCTGGAATCCGTCGGGCCTGAGATGATCCGGCTGACCGCATCCGATGGGCGCAGAGTGGTGCGCGAGACGCTTAGCGCCAGCAACAGCGGCAATATTCGCACGCCCATTAACCGGCAGGCCGTCGACTGGCTCTGTAATCTGAAACGCAAGAGCGCCACGGTGGACATTGAAATTGACGAAATTAACCTGACCGTCGCGACCGTAGAGCAGCCAGCGCTGGCGTTCACGACTCGGCGCATGGAAGGGGCCTATCCGCAGGTTGACAAGGTGATCCCAGCGACGTTTGACAGCAGCGCAGTCGTTCCACGCGCTGAGTTTCTGGCCGCGCTTAACCGCGTGGCGATGCTGGGCGCTGACAGCGTGCGGCTGACGTTTGAGGCGGGCGAGGTGACGTTGTCGGCAAAGGCTGCAGATGTGGGCGAGGCTAGCGAAAAGCTGGGCTGCCAGTACGACGGCGACAAGTACGAGGTCGCGTTCAACCCGGACTATTTGCGGCTGCCGTTTGACAGTTTGAAATGCGCGGAACTGTTTGTGGACCTCGGCCAAGGCGGCACCGAGGCAACGGTGGTGCGGGACGGGGGCGCTTACGTTTACTTTGTGATGCCGATGAAACTGAACTAATGAGCGCGCAAAATTACATCGCAATCGACCCCGGCGTGGGAGGCGGGATCGCCTACGTTGACACAGACGGCAGCACGCACGCTCTGCCGATGCCGAGCACGCTACACGACATCAGCAAAGAACTGCACTTGCTCTCACGGTGCACGTTTGGGCCGGTGATTGTGTTCCTCGAAGAGCTTCCCAAGTTTGCCGGGAAGATGTCCGGCAGCAGTCTGGGAGTGATGTTTCGTAACTACGGCAGGATCGAGGGCTTGCTGGCCGCCTACGGTACCAGGATTGAGTATCTGCCGCCCAAAAAGTGGCAAAGTGCGCTTGGCTTGGGCGACAAGAAAACGCACGGGAACCGATGGAAGGCGCATCTCAAAGGACGCGCTCAAGCTCTCTTCCCAAAACTTTCAGTCACACTGAAAACCGCTGACGCTTTGTTAATCCTCGAAGCGGGGCGCACGCTAACAAACAACAAATGAACTTATGCAACTGATACCCATCGACCAAATCTCATTGATGGCCAAAGCCATCGCCGAATCCAAGCTGTTCGGCATTCAGACCCCGGCGCAGGCACTCGCGCTCGGGCTTCTCTGCCAAGCCGAGGGCAGACACCCAGCCGAGGCAGCCCGCGATTACCACATCATTCACGGCAAGCCTTCGCTCAAGTCCGACGCCATGCTCGCCCGTTTTCAGCAGGCAGGAGGCCGCGTGGAGTGGCACGAATACACGCACGAGGCTGTTTCTGGGACGTTTACTCACCCGCAAGGCGCATCGCTAAAAGTGACGTGGACAACCAAAGACGCCGAGCGGGCTGGGCTCACCGGCAACCCAACGTGGAAGAAGTTTCCAAGGCAGATGCTTAAGGCACGCTGCATCTCTGAGGCAGTTCGCGGGATTTACCCTGGTGTGCTTTCGGGACTCTACGCACCTGAGGAGGTGGCAGAGTTTGCGCCGGTGCAGGTGCAAACAGAGTCGGAACCGCTCGCGATTGAGGTGACTTTGCAGCCGTTGCCGGAGGCCATCGAGCGCATTAACCCGATGCAGCGGCTACTGGCAGACAAGTCCGACGCTCAACGTGAAAAAGTCACGCTTGGAGCCATCAAGCGGGGCTGGATTACCGAGGGGCAGACTTACCTTGACTTGCCGTCCGAGATTGCCACGCAGGCAGTCGCGTTTCCTGAACGCTTTTTTGCAGCATTTAACATCTAAAAATTATGCCATCCCTAAAAATAGAAAACACAGAGTCCACCATACTTGAACCCGGAATCCATCTCGCCCGCATCGAGGACGCCGCTGAGGCTATCTCCAGCGCGGGCAACGAGATGATAAAGCTCAAAGTCAAAGTGGGAGCGCTCACGTTCTCCGCGTGGGTAGTCTTCACCGCAAAAAACGCCCGCAACGTCGCCGACTTTGGCGTCGCCATTGGGAAAAAGGTGGTCGAAGGAAAGACGCTGACCATTGAAGCCGACGAGTGCGTTGACAAGCTCGCCAAAGTCGAACTGGGCCACGGTGACCGGGTAAACGAGAAAACCGGTAAGCCGTATTTGGAAATCAAGCGCTGGCTTCCGTTGAGCGCGGGAGCATCCGACGATCTCGCGCCAGACGAGATCCCGTTCTAGGCTGACCAATTCGGGGGCCGCGCATCCGAACCACGCGGATAACTTTTAGAGAGACGACCGATGAACAAAAAAGAGACACAGGAAGCGGAGCGAATTGCGGGCGAATTGGAAAAAGTGGAGAGGGTATTGAGGCGCACGGGGCAGCCGTCGCTTGACGCTGGCAGGCTGGAAACGATGCTGCTTGCCAAGGCTGCGGCCATGTTTGAGGCGACACTTGAGGCTGACCCGCTGACGGCAGAGCAGCGGGCAATCCGGGCTTTTCAAGAAGCGCTCTGACCGTGCGCGACATAATAATTCCGCAGGCTGAACAGGCTGAGCGGGCGGTGCTGGGCGCATTATTGACAGAGCCTGCACTGAGTATTGACGCGGTGCGGGCGGCCGGGCTGCGCGCGTCTGATTTTGGAAACCCACAACTGGGGGCAGTCTTTGCCGGTGTCGCCAAACTAGCCGACATTGGCACAATTTTAGATGGCATCACTGTCTTTCATGGACTGGTCAGGCAAGGCATCTCGGCCGCGGCTGTTTCTGACCTAGTTGGTAACCAAACCTCGTTTGCGCCATTGTCGTCTTGGTGCAGTCTGGTGCGTGAGACGGCAGCTCGTCGGGCGCTTGTTGCCGAACTAACAAGCGCGCTGGATGCATTAAGCGCCGGACAACCGACAGGAGAGGTTGTCACGGGGCTGGGCGAGGCGGTCGCAATTGCCAGCGCAGAGCAGGGGCTGGGCGACATCGTCCAGACAGACTTTGAGGCGTTGCTGGCTTACGACACAAAACACGACCCGAACACTGTTATCGGCGATCGCTGGCTCTGCAAAGGTGGCAGCCTGCTCCTAAACGCTCAATCTGGCATCGGCAAAAGCTCGCTCACGATGCAGTTGGCAATCGGCTGGGCGTTGGAACCTGACCACACGTTTGGCGCTGTCTGCACATTTGGAATGAAGGCCGTGAAGCCGCTCAAAAGCCTCATCATCCAAGCGGAGAATGACATTGGGGACCAAGCGCAGATCTTGCAGTCCGTGGTGTGCAAGTTTGCTCGCAACAAACTGGGCGACGAGTTACTGGACGACCAAGACCGGCAGACGCTGCGGCAAAACCTGATTTTCTACCGCGACAACATCCATGCCGGCACTGAGTTTCTCCGAGTGCTTGAGGCTTTGGTGATTCGTCACCAGCCCGATCTCGTTTGGATCGACCCGCTAATGTGCTACATCGGTGACGATTTGAGCGATCAGGGCGTGGTGACAGCATTTTGCAACGCTCTCAACAGGATCAGTTCCAAGTCGGGCTGTGTCATGTGCCTGATTCACCATCTCCCGAAACCCAAGGAGGGCAGCGCACGGACAGATTCAGACCTGGCGTATTCGGGGTTCGGCTCTAGCGCACTGACCAACTGGGCGCGAGAAGTGGCAACAATGCAACGTGTCGAAGCTGCCGACGGTGACCCGCCGACGTGCTCGTTGACGATGACCAAACGGAGAACACGGGCCGGGCTGCGCTCTGTTTGCCAAACGCAAGCAGCATCGAAAATTTGGATACAGCACAGTCCCGAGCCTGAACGCCAAGGGATGATTTGGCTGCAATGCGCGCAGCCGGAGAAGCCAGAAGAACCCAAAAAACGAAAATGAAACCACGATCTGAAAACCCCAGAGAAGAGGGTCCGTTTGCTTGGCAGTCGCGAGAAGCTGCGATTGAGGCCGGAAAACTAGGCATCAACGCATATGCCATTTACTGCGCACTGACCCACTTTCAAAGTGCGGCTGGAGCCGACCAGAAACGACGTTTTGCGGCGTCTTATGAGCAGTTAGCCAACCATGTCGGCTGCTCCCGGGGAACCGTAAAAGCTGCTCTGGATGCGCTAGAAAAAGCGGGGCTCATTCGCAAATTTTCAGGCTCAAACGGAAGCCTCCGAGCAACCCGGAACGCCTTTTTTTTGGCGTCGATTAGCAGTCCACCAGATGGACGCGGCAGTACACAGTTTGGACGCGACGTGAGTACACCAGATGGACGCGACGTGAGTACACAGTTTGGACGCAAGAAAAGAACAGAGAACAGTTTCTCCGCGCCGCCTCAAGCGGCAGCGGGAGAAACAGAGAACAAAGGAGAGGAGTCCACTCGCTCGCCTTTGGGAGGCGGCGGTGGACCCCGAGAAAACGGAGTGATGCTCGATGTGAAATTGACTGCCGAGCAAATCGCCGAAGGCAGGCGGCTCGCAGCGTTTCGCGATTCGCTCTAAAGTTTTTGCCACAACCAACCGACAACTAAACGATGACAACAAACCTAGCAGACATCACCAAAACCGACCTCGCCGCCGAGGTGGACCGCCTACGCGCGGAAAACATTCAACTGGCCGCCTGCCAATGCCTGGCATGCGCACTGGCACCAACTCACGCCGCGCTCATCACCGAGGCACGACAACTGCTCGACGGAGCAATCCGTCACCGGAACGCAGCAATGACCACCGACAGCGTCGCTCGCATGATTTCAAACGAGCAGTGGCCAAACTACCTAAAGGCCGTCGATCAATGGGAGCGCAAATTGGCCGTGGCTGCGCAGGGAGGTGTCTAGCAGGCGTTTTCTATGACAACCAATATGACGACAGCGGACGACATAAAATCACAGATAATGGCACGGAGAAAAGGCGGGCCAATTCCTGACCTGTCTTTTTTGGCTGAAAACGGGCGCAAAAAGTGCCGTTTATGTTTGGAAACACTGCCCACAAATGCCTTTTGTAAAATGGTCCGTAACCTTGACGGGTTAGAAAGCCGCTGCCGCCAGTGCAACAAGGCGAGAGTCCGAGGCATTCGCGACAAAACACCAGGTTACAACAAAGAACATTCCCGCAAATTCAAGGAACAGCACCCTCAAAAACGATCAGCGCACTTGGCCGTTGCTAGAGCATTACGGGCCGGAACGCTTGCAAAACTACCGTGCTTAGTTTGTGGCAACACAAAATCCGAAAGTCACCACGATGACTATTCAAAGCCGTTGGATGTGATTTGGTTTTGCCGCCAACATCACACAGCCCATCACGAAATGAAACGAAAGCAAAATGAAACTAACTAAACTAACCTACAAAGTAACGCACGACTGGCGACCGTACCGGCACTGGCTCGTCCAAGCCGAAAGCGAGATTGAGGCGCGCATGGAAGTCGCGGCGGAACTTGGCTGCGAACTTGGCGAACTGGAGGCGAGGCTGAGATGAAATCAATCCGGATATCACCGACCTGCATCATCACGGTTGCGGACGAATTACAGCAGGAGATCAATGTGGACGGCAAGATCTGGCGGTTCGACTTCGACCGGCACCTTGGCCCTTGTTGGCTTAAAAAAAACGGGGAGCCACGCTCATGTCAGTCACCCAACAAGCGGGTGTGGGAGGAGTTCAGTAAATGGTTTGAGACATGGAACAAAAGACAAAAGAAGCAGAAATGACCGACGAACAAATCAACGCGGCGATTGCCGATGCGTGTGGGTGGGAAAATGTATGTCAGCACCCGAAAAATCCAAATGTTTGGGTAGAAGAGCACGCAGGCACTTTAATCGAAGTGCCCAACTTTTGTGGTGACCTCAATGACATGTATGAGGCTGAAAGGATGCTTAAAGGATACGACCAGATTGCCACTTATGTGTGGCATTTAGAAAATAGAGCCGGAGACTGGAGCACAGATCTACAGTTAATGGCAACACACGCCACAGCCCGCCAGCGCGCAGAGGCTTTCCTGAGGACGCTCGGCAAATGGGAGGAGGGAGAATGAGCATCAAACCGCACGAACGTTTTGAACGCATCGTCGCACTCGACACACTGACCGCGCAGTTGGCAGAAGCTCAACGCAGACTCCGAGCCGCACTGCGACGCGTGGAGGCACTGGAAACCCAGATGCGACGTGAAGGCTGGACGCAGGAGGATCTTGACGAGGTTGAACCAAACGTGAATTGCTAATGTGGATACTACCCAAACAATTACACATATCGGCTTATGTGCCGGATATGGAGGCATTGAACTTGGACTTAAACGAGTCCTCCCAACTATGCGCTCAGTTGCTCTTTGTGAGATCGAAGCCTTTGCCATCGCAAACTTGGTTGCAAAAATGGAAGCGGGACTCATGGACCCAGCACCTATATGGACGGATCTTAAAACCTTCCCATGGGCAGAGTTTCGAGATAAGGTGGACGTTCTTTCTGGAGGTTACCCCTGCCAGCCATTCAGCGCAGCCGGAAAGCGACTTGGAACAGACGACCCCAGACATCTCTGGCCTTACATCGCAGAGGGCATTCGCATTCTTCGACCAAAGCTCTGCTTCTTCGAAAATGTCGAAGGACACATCAGCCTTGGACTGCGAGAAGTCGTTAGAGAATTGGAAGAA